GTCTGCAAGCTCTATCATTGTGAGCGGCATCGAATGCAAGCTCGGAGGAGTGAGGGCCTGAACAGAACCCGCCACTATATTGGTCCTGACAACGGTCCCGGGGCGCGGGTTAAGAAGTGCGTTGATATCCACCCCGGCATTGCGGTTGACCAGCCACATCCCGTTATTCTGGAACGAGATATTGTCAAGTGTCTGTCTGATAAGTGCGGTCTTCAGTGACTGGAATTCGCCGACAAGTTCCGGCATTCCTATGCCTGTGAACTTGAACGGATCAAGCATCGGACGCAGGACCTCGAACGGAGGCTGTCCATGCCCGTATGGGTTCTTCTCCATCCGGAGTATTGATTCGCCGCAGAAGACGATAAGATACGGTTCCTGAAAACCCTCGCCCTCTAGGTCTATAAGTCCCCACCACTCGAACACTTCCAGCTTCCTTCTTGCCAGCTGGTCCTCGTGATTGTACGTAGCGTTGGTCTCGGGCGGGTTCTGCCCTGCCGCCGCATATCTGGCGGACTCTTCGTGGTTGGACTGGTCAGATCTCTCTTTGTCGACCCATTCTTTGACCTTGTCTACGTTCTGGTATATCCCGTCCTGTTCGAGCTGTCTCAGTTCCCCGAAGGTGCGCCACACTCGATGTATGGCAAACTGTGCCTCTTCGATGGATCTTGCTTCGGGATCCATGTAGAAATCTTCCGGAGAGATAACCTCGACCTGCGGACCGGAGTAGCTTTTTATCTTTTTTGTGCCCCGCACATCCCTGTAAACCCTCATCGATTCCAGAGCGACGGGCTGTACTCCCTGCGGATATGCGTTGATTTGGCCTATCTTCGCAAGCATTATGGGGTCGTTCTGGGCTGCGGCAAGGATATCTTCTGTCAGCACCGAACCCATCGGGATATCTTCCGGGGATCCGTCAATATTGATAAAGTCGCTGTCGGCCAGCATGTTCTGCATCTCTGCCTCGCTGACCACCGGCATATCGAACCCCTTCTTGACATAAATATCCCGCCAAGTCACCTTGATAACGCTGGTTCCGTATATGAGCGCTGTTTTGATCCACTCATAGAGGACATTGAATCCCTGAACCCTGCGTCCCATAAACTGCCAGTTTATTAGTCTTTCGTGCTTCTCGGCCTTCTTGACATCTTCAGTCCCGACAGGGACCACGGATATCGAGGCGTTGCTACCGGCGAATGTCCTCATAAAGCTCGGCATCATCCACTCGATGGCATCCATCGTGTCTGAGCATTTTATCCGGGAACGCCCGTCCCTTTCGGCGATATCGTCTCCTTTTGCCCGGTAGATGTTGTAGTGTTTGACCCTGTTCGCCTGTTCGCTCTCGTTGGCCCTCTTTCCGGTCTCGATATCGTTCTTGACCACCCGGATCACTTTCGCTGTTATTTCATCGATATCCGAGGAACCTTCTTCGTCATAAGCATTCATGAGGCTCTCTTCGAGTATCTCTATATCTCCGGAACCTAACGGGACCTTCCCGCCTGTCATTAAAGCCATACCTTATCCCACCCCTTCGACATCACGGAACATCCGCTCCCGGATATCGCAAATTTTCTCCATACTGGTCCACATTGGTCATATCTCGCCATGACGGCCTGTGCCCCAAGATCATCATCAAACAACGCAGGGCGATAATGGTGTCTCTGCCCTCGTCGCCTCTTATCGCACTGCTCAGTTCCCATATAAGCTCGTCGCACCCCCGGAAGACCTTAAGCCTTGGAGGCGAACCATCCGACGGAGAGTCAAACTGCGATATCATCTCCGCAGTAAGCACCTTCCATGAGTCAGCCCCCGGACATAAAGGAAGGCCGACGCCTATATAATTCCCGGCCCATACCGTTCCGGTTATCGGGTCAGGATCGAACATCTCTTTCGGGGCAAATACCGGACCGCACCTTCTGCCGCTCAGCACCCGCTGGTACTGGACATAGAGCTCTGATGGCGACATAACGCCCTTGATTTCGTCCGTAACATAGAGCCTTCCCTCTGGTGAGCAGACAAGGAATATCATTACCACTTCTCCGTCAGCCCTTGCGGCCATAGCGGCCCATCTTGGCCAGTTGGAAGGGATCTTCATCGGCTCCATCACATGCTCCTGAGTGTTGAATGTGTGTACGAGCCTGTCTACATTGACATCATCAGCCATCGCCATCGCGTCAAGGATGTCGTCATGCTCCCCGTCAGGGAACGCAGACATCTGATCATTCAAGGCCCCCCGCCACGATGCACCCCTCGGGACCAGAATCTGGCCCCCCTCGAGTAATGGCTGTAATCTCCCGCTTATCTTCAGGTTCTTGTTCTGCCTTGTCTTTATCTCAACCACGCGGAACGCGTCGGGTTTGATAAACCTTCTCTCCATCTCGTTCTTCAGCATCACAACAAGTGCCTGTTGGTAAGCTACAGTCTCTATTCCCACACATACCGGATCCCACTTGCCTACCATTGTCAGGATGTCATTCACAAGACCGTTCGGGTCCCTCTTCCTGAAATCGACATCGAGTATGTACCTCCTGCCGCCCTTCCCATCGACAAACGCAAGTATTACGGACGGATCCGCTGTTTTCTTCTTACTCAGAGCAGGGTCAATCACCAGAGAAACACTCCCGCTCCTTATCTCCTTCTGTGCCTCTGCATCATGCCAGTCGAACTCAACCAGCTTCTCCGGGTGCAATGGATGTGAAAGAGGCGACATGTTCTGGCACATGCGCTCCCTCATGAAGGTATCCTCTTTCCCAATAGCCTTAAACGCCATATATTCGGCCAGTATCTCTTCTTTGGTGTGCCGGGCTGGCCATGTGGGCTCCCCGATCTCTACCTTGATGCCGTCATCATGCAGATAGGTCGCTATACCTACCCTCATCGTCTTAAAATTCAGCACGTTCGCATGAGCCATTACCCGCTCAATCACGCATTTTGCCCCGACATTGTTCCCGATCATAAATATCCTGCTCGCCTTACCAAGAAACATAACATCCGACAGGAACCAGTCCCAGTCCTTATCCGGGATTACCTCTGAGTCCATGTCCGCAAGGTCCTGTATGTCGTTCAAAATTATGATATCCGGCCTTTTCAGTCCCCATACACGGCCTCGTACCATGCCGCCCTTACCGAATATCTCTATCCTTACCCGCTGACCGTTCTTATAAAGCACCTCAAACGCATCACCGGAATCTTCCACGATCTTCGCAACATTCACTCTCAGCTTGTCATGCTCCGGACTCTGCCACTTTCTCGTTACGTCCTTCAGCTTGGATGACATGTCACGCCAGTTAGCCCCTATCACTAGGATGTAACTCCTGTAATCAACCGGGTATGTCAGCGCATGCATGATGTTCGCCTGAAATACCAATTGGTCCTTACCGGATTCCCTGAATCCCTCGATCGCATAGTGACTCCTGCCGCGCAAAAGGATATTGCTCCAATGATGATGAAACTCTGCACTCTTTACATCCTTGTCTCCAGCTAAGTTCTGCTCCCTGAACTCAACCAAAGACTGTGCACATTTCATCTCCTGCTCCAATAAAGCCTCATTTATCGCCAATCACATCACCCCAACAGACCGGATAACCGGCTTCCTGTCATAGATTTTTTTTTAAAAAATTTTTTATTGACCCAATTCGTCATTTTCTACATCAGGGGGACCCAAATTTTATGCCCCTCCCCCTCCTCAGTAAAATCCTAGGGGGGTAACTTTCAAAAAAGGTGTAAGTTATCGATCGATGTGTAAAATGCGAAAAACGGGCGTTGTGAAGTAGGTAGAAATACTGTGCGTGGGGGGAGGAATGAAAGGACTAAAGGGTATATATATAAAACGAGAGGGTCCTGCGCGCGCGCCTACCCCCCCCCACCCGCATACCACATACACACACACCCCCGGGCGCACCCCCCCCGCCCTTTTTTAAACCACAACATCAATTAAACATGTATCAGAACCTGTATCAACCACAACACATACCATCAATAACAACAGTAATACCAACGGCTTACGGCTGTT